CAGTAACAGATAAAGAAATTAAAGAAAAAATAGAAAAAATTATTACATTAGAGAAAGAGATTGAACAAATTAATATGAAAATATTAAGTTATGTCAAACTACTAAAAACTAATAGAAATGCACTAATTTCAGGCAAGATTATTAGTTTAGATGAAATTGATTCAATGTTATCCCAACAATCAAAATTATCATCAAATCATAACAAATATATTGCTACTCTAACAAGTGCATTTGGAAAATTACAGTTTGTGATTGATTCACAAGATTTAACTAATGATACAAAACAGACAAATCAAGATATTTATTACTCTATTTAGAATTAGAACATAATTCGGACTAATCCATAAGAAAATTCTAACAAATTCATAACAACAGCATATGTTCTTAAATATACAGGTCTAGAGTATGAAACATTCTTATCAATTACAATATTAATTTCAATATCTTCAATTTGTGTAAAATTACAATAACCAGATGGTTGAAATTCTTCTGGATTTATAGAAAATGAATATAAACATACACCATCAGGTGTTCCACAATTATGATATAAATATGGTTGGACAAGTTGAAAATAATCAGTACTTTGTCTTGAAAATCTTTCTTGTCCATTCATAACTAATAAAGTTGAATTAATAATTTCCTGATCTTTAAGTATACTAGATGTATAATTAAATTTATCTTTAATATATCCAGCTGACAAATAGTTATAATTACATCTAAATATAATTTCTTTACATGGGAGTGAATAGTTAATCTTAATTTTATTATTTGTATGATACAAAACTTTATCATTATCAAAAGTTAATGTATCAATTAGATATGAATGAGATTGTTTTGCAAATCTTAACCTTTCTTCATTATCTAAAAACACATAGTCAACTAATAAATAAGATTCTCCTAATGCCAAATTAATAATTTGAGAAAAATATTTAATTTTATTAAAGTAAAGGCTTTCTGAAGAACTAGGTGTTACATAAAAAGACGTATTTGATACTAAGTATAAAGGATTTTTAGATGTCATTGTTTCTGGTGTAATTTTAATATAGTATAAACGTTTTAAAATAGGATCATAATTAATAAATTTATAGTAATAAACAATATTATTAACAGTTTGTGTTAAAATGTCTCCTTGTTCAAATAAACATATATCATCTTCAATATTAATATAATGTGAAGGACCAATAATTAAACAGTCATCCAAAGTATTAAATTCAATATTAATTTTAACATCAGAATTATATGATGAAATTAAAGGTAATGCTAAATTAGGATAACGATTAAACCAAAAAATTAATGGAATATGTAATAGATAACCCTGTTTTGAAGATGTAAAATCAACAAGATCTGAAATATTTCCAATCATATTATCCAAACCTGGTCTTTTAGATAAACTAACAGTTATTTCATGATAAATATTAAACCAATCAGAGTAATGACGATCTATAGTTATTCCTCCAATTTCTAATTCAATTTTTTTAATAAGCTGAAATCCAATTTTCTCAACCCATGCACAACATGAAATATTTGAATTACCAATACCAGATTCATTTTGTATATCATTAAATTTTCCAATAGGTGGTAGATTAACAACTAAATAAATTTTTCCAATTAAATCTCCAATTTTTGCAATAGTGCATGTAACTCTAGAACCAAAATCTGCTTTAGTATTAAATTTTTGTGGAATTGATTCAATTACAAAATTAGTATGACGTTTATATATTGTTTTAAAAAAAGTAACCGTTGGATTGTATATAAAATACATATCTTGGATACCATATGATGCTAATTGTATTACTCCTGAGCCCATTAAAGTACTTTATTAATATATCTATATATATTATTATTTGAGTATTTTACAGATTTTTTTAAAAAAATCTGTGGTTTCTAATATATCTGAATGATCACCTTTTAATCTATGAATAAAATCAAATTCTTTTACATTATTCGTATCTAATGGTAAAATAATACCATCACTATCTATATAATCATATTTTACAAATTTATATTTATTACCTAGTTTTTTTAAATATAATTTTGAAGGAGTTTTAATACCATCTGATAAAATTAAATGAGATGTAATTTTATGTTTTATTTTAAATTTTGTTAAACCTGTTGCGAAAAAATTATTATAAACTTCTAATGTATTAGATGGTAATATATCTTTATATAAATTAATATCAATATCATTACCATCTATATTTAATATATTTTTATATAAATTGGTATCAGGTAAACACCAAATAAGACCACCAAAATTTTGTATTTGTTGAATATTAATTTGTTTAAAAAATACTTCAATAGTATCAATAAGTATTAATTGAAGAGCACTAATAGAACCAGAAATAGGAGGATTTACAAAAATAATTTTATCAATATATTTTTGATTCCATTTGTCAGAATTTTTATTTAGAAAATTATTTATAACTAATGATCCTAAACTATGTGCAATTATAACTATTTTTTTATTTGAATTATTTTCATAAATATTTTCAATTGATTCTTTAAAAGATAAAAAAAGATTATCAAAATACTTAGGGTTTGGAACAATTCTAAAATCATAACCAAATGCATAAACTGGATAATTATCTAATTTTAAATTTTTTACAAAAGTTTGACCAAATCTTTTTTTAAAAAAATATTTTAGTTCTCCTTTTATAATTTCTATATTTTTTATACTATCAGTATCAATATAATTTGGCATTGATGTAGGAATAGTACTTTCTAATAAATTATTAACTCTTAGTTTCTTATTTGGATGTAAAACATCATTGATAGAAGGAGGCCAGATATTAGATTTATTTTCATCATATATACAAGATGCACCAAGGCCAGGTACAAATACAATTGGTACTTTTTGATAAGAATATGAAGTATTAAGTACAAAAAGAAATTGAAGTAAAAATATTAAATTATACATTTTTAATAAAACAATAGTCTTTTTTATTAAAAATGGATTAAATATTTTCACCAAGCTAAACATCCTATTCCTGATGCTATTCTTAGAACATTAAGAGTTTTAAATATTATATTTATTTCTCCATCTGCTTGATGTGAATCAACAAAATCTAACCAATAATTAAACTGAATATTTGTTGCATACTTAAAATTTAATGATCCACTATGTGTAATCTTTTTGGGATATCTTGAAAAATTATATCCATTTAATCCCGGGATAAAACTATCTATATAATATGCTGATGGAATAACTAAATTTGAAAACTTACCTTCAACTGTAAATCTTTTATGTCCATTATATTCTAATTGTGAGTTTTCAAATGGATTTGGCGCATTAGTTCTTTGTTCTAAATAATTTCTTAAAGATTGTAAATCAGTTGTATCAAGTATAGACAAATTAGTTTCAAGTTCATCTATTGATAATCCAGTTTTTGAATTTATATATACAGCCCTTCCATAAGCTAATTTTTTAATAAACTCGAGAACATCATCATTTTTATTATATGTATTGGCTAATAAGTCATCCAAATAATACAATTTATAATCAATACCAGAATAGTTCCAGTAAATATTTGAATTAGTTAAATTAGAATCCAAGTAAAACCATAACATTTCAGAAGCTGGTAAACTAAGATCTAATTTTAAACTTCCAGAGTTTTCATTTACATAATATTTATAGTTCTTTTTAATTGAAACAAGATATTCATGACGCATTTGAGAAAATTTATTTCTTTCATCTGTATCCAAATACACATATGAACCACATAACTTGATTTTTAATTTCCCTATTTGTTTTACTGTTGTATCACTCGATTTAGTTATCAATGAGTCAATTGATTTTAATTTAAGATTAACACCTAATTGTGAATAAAGTAAAGAAATTATAGGAAGTGCTTTAGTATGGTGAGAGAAAAAAAATGGTAGTGGAATATAAATAGTTCTTCCTTTAATTTCTTGACATGGTTCTGTTAATGAAGGAATATGACCAATCATTTTAAGTAATCCAATATCTTTAGATTTATTTGATCTTCCAAAATTATAAATTTGAATAATTTGGTCATCAAGTTCTTCAATAACATTATCATCAATTTTAAAAGTGATTTTATCAATTAAATAGTGTCCTATAAAATTAATCCAAGAACAGGTAGGGATTTCAGATCTAGAAATATTAGTTTTAATAGATTGAACTTTTTTTAAAACATTTTGATAAATATTTTTATTAATTTGGTATTCAGCTTTAATTGTATTAATATTTTTAAAACTATTCAAAGAGTATTTTACCTTTTTATCAAATATACATTCTGGTATTTCAAATAATGAATTATACTCATTATCATCATATGTTATTTTTCCAATATATTCATAAATTTTTTCAATATAATCAGAACATGAAAATTTTTGATTCACAAAATTACTATCTGTTATATCATTTAACACATTATTTGCCAAATCTATTGCTGAATAAAATTTTTCCCAATAATATAATACACATCCAGTATTAATTTGAGATGTACCCAACTGTTCTATTAAACTTTTAACACCCAAATGCATTGAATAACTATTAGTCGAGTCAAATATAAAATCAGGATTGAGTGGATGTAATTTTATTAAATAGTTAGCAGATATATCAGTTATATCAGATATATCATACATGTATAATATATCAAAAATTGTTTTTACCTCAGTTGTATTATTTTTTATTGTTACAAATTTTATAGCAGGATTTATATTAATTGGTAGATAAGAATCATAAGATACAATTTGTACATATATTGATGAAACATCAGTAATTAAATCAATTGAATCCCAATTAGTTTTTATATCGCTACTTGTTAATATATTATTTGAAAAATCAGTATAACTAGA